GGCTTCTTAGCTCTGGCAGCACATACGTTGATGGTAATGCTCTCGCTACACCGTCAGCAATGGAACTTTCTTTAATGAATTCTTTGGCTCTCATTATCCTATTACCCAGGTTAACGGAACACTGCCATCACTGTATTTGCCTAAGTCGTCCATCAGTGATGCCATTTCCTCTTTTGCTTCTGTTTTTAACGCAGTGCCGTTAAGCGATGACCCGCCTTGTGGCCCAGAGATTGTTGCGAACTTTTCCCTTGCTTCGCCCAACATGTGCTTTGCCATGCTGTATGCGTAGTCTTGTATCCATGGGAATGAGCGTGTATCGTTCAAAATAACTTGGTCTGGTTTGTAGTTATAAACCCATAGCAAAACGCTTTCGCTTGCGCCCGTCATTTTACGCTGGATCGTAAGTTTTTTCGTTGACTCGTTAAACGTAAAGTTGATGTAGCCGCCAAACATTGTCATGGTTAGCTTTTGGTAGTCAACAAATAACTCGTAATTTGTAAGCCCGCCTACACGTCCTGCTACCAGCATGTAAGTGTTAAGGAAGCCTGAACTAAACGGTTCAAACTGTGACGCATTGGAAAGCCCGCCCACACCGCGACGGAATATTTGGCGAACCGACGTAATCTCTTTTGGCAGGATGTATTCTTGTGTATCAGCAAGCAACTCTAAGAATGCGTATGATTCCTCAACTGAGTGCTCTGTGCGACTGCGATAACGAATCAGGGCCTGCTTTATGGCCATTTCGTAGTGCTCTTTGTCAAGTTCAACGTCAATCATATTATGACCAAGTCGCAACTTGATATAGTCAATAATGTCTGTCTTTTTGTTGACTTCTGTCTCTAAGCCTTCTATTGTGCTGGTCATAAAATCCATCCCATGGTGATAATGTATTTATCACCATTGGACAGATTGTTAAGAAGGTTGCTTTGTGCCGTGCTTGAGCAGCATTAGCAAATATTCTGCGGGGTCATTTGGCTTGTCGTAAGCATCGTGACTGACTTTGCTATAACACTTGCTGCAAAAATACCCCGTTATGCCATGATATTTGCCAAGCTGCCACCATTGTGCAGCATCGCCAGCCCGCGCTTTGCCACACTCGGAGCATGCTATCGTGCCAACAGTTGACTTGATTATCACATCAACCTACTTTCAACAGTAGCTGGTTCTCGTTAATGCGCCCGGTTGCGCGGACTTCCACTGCCTTGATGTCTTTAACAAAAGTTCGCAATGCTACCTTGCCCGCTTTCATCAGCTCTTTCAGCTGTTCCTCAGGCTTACGCAGTGTCTTAGCAATGCTCTTGACTGTATCAAAGCCCTGAATCGTTGTGCCTTTCACACTTAACTCCAGCGCATACTGATCAGCAACATAGTGTATCAGCTTGCGGGTCTTAGTGTCAAAGCACCACAGTTCCTTAGCACCAACAATGTGCGCTGGGTTAATGGACACAATCTTGAGGGCTTTGTCCTCTTTCATGTACTTAACCTTGTTCACCAGCTTCACTGCTGGTACTGCTTTCTTGACGCGGGCTTTTTTCACAGCCTTTTTAACTTGCGTATAGCTATCCAAGTCAGCCATCAGCTTAACGTAAAAGTCGCCAATGCGCTTCAAGTCTGCTTTCTTCAAGTGGGCATACGCTTCCTTCAGTTGAGCGTCCTTGCCTTCAACGTATGCTGTAATTTCTTCAATCTGCCGTTGGAACACTGCGCGGATTTTGCCAATTTGCGACTGTGCTACGCCCTTGGTTGTAAGGAAGTCGTAGATTTTGAAGTCCATGGGCTTGCTTGCGAAAATGTTGTCAACTTGCCCTTCAATCTCGCCAATCACCTCAGCTGTTTTCTCAGCCAAGCGATCCTGGATCGTAGGTGCTGCATACACTGTTTGCCCTTTAACTTTAGCGATCAACTTTGCTGCTTCTGCTGCTGCTTTGTGCTCAGCAAGTACAGGCGCAATGACGGCGTTCATTTCGCTAATCAGGTACTTTTTGTCCTTTTCACGGATTGGCATGCCCATGCCTGCTGCTTTAACAACGCCGCAAAGGGTCATTGATGTTTTTGTGGGCTCAGTGTCAGCGTATGCTGCGAGTTCTTCCTTGCCCCATTTAGCATGCTCGTGCATCCATGCCGCCACATACTTTTTCAAGTCCTTTTGCGTAAAGTTGTAATTGTAGTAATTCAAGCTCTTGCGCAAATAGTGATCGTACTCTGCGTCTTCAAAGCAAACTGCCCTGTCAGCGTCCCACACTGGTTCGCCAAGTGCGCCCAGCTTTGCGTTTGGTTCGCGTTTTGTTTTTGCTTTGATTTTAATCTTTACGCCTGCTACTGTAGCCATTTTTTACTCCGGTTATTTTGATAACATTAACAATAAAAGCCAATTCTCTAAATCGTGAATCTCTTTATTTACTTCCATTGTAGCTTCTTGCACGTTTCGCAAGTTTGCGCCAATGTTGTGGCGCCGTGAATTTAGCTCTGCGTACGACAAGCGACGAACTTTACCCTCAATTCGCCGCAATAATTTGGTGGCGTGCTGCCTGTTAGAGAAATTGTTGCCAGTCGCTTTGTTAAAACTTGCTAACAATTCTGCTTTAGCAATTGCCCAATCCATGCTGTTTTTCACTTCCATGTGGGTATTATACACTCATTTTCTACAAAAGTCAACCGTTTTCATTGCTGAAAAACGTCGAAAAGGCTCAGGAGCATTGAATCTCGTGGCCTTTTCACAATTATAATCTATAAAAATAAAGGTAACTTACTGCATTATTGCCTCACCTCACTAAAGGCATTCATATGTGTGTTTGTTGCGATGTGCTTAGTATATAGCCTTTTTACGGTCCTGTCAACAGAAAAAATAGATAAATACCACACTGAGGGGATAAAATGGCACGAATTAGCATGTGGAAACCAGAAAAAGGGGCTGACTATCGTTGGATTGATAGGCAGGTCTCTGAAATGTACGTTGCTGGTGGCACGGGTGTCGCACTGCACAAATATTTAGGCCCTGGCACATCAGGGACAACGGGCGATGCAACACAGCCAACTTACACTAATCAAAGCCCAGCTAACATCCAAGACATCTTGTTTTTGGAAAATCGCGATCGCAAATACGACCCAGACGTTTACATCATGCGTGGCATTTATCAGCGCAGTGACAACGATTTTGACCTAACGCAGTTTGGCATTTTTTTGCAAACTGGCACAGTAATCATGACATTCCATTACAACGACATGATTGCACAGATTGGTCGCAAGATTATGAACGGTGATGTGCTTGAGTTGATGCACTTGAAGGACTACGATGCGTTAAATGATTTGCCCGCAGCACTCAAACGTTACTACGTTGTGGGTGATTGCTCGTGGGCAAGCGAGGGTTTTAGCCCAACGTGGTACCCGCATTTGTGGCGTGCTAAGTTGAACCCACTTGTTGACAGTCAAGAGTACAAGGACATACTGAAAACTATAACGGTTGCTAACAATAGTGGCCCAATGGGCACCAGCTTGAACCCGCCAACGCCGTTACAAGACATAATGAGCACGTATAACAAGTACATCAACATTAACGAAGCTATCATTACGCAAGCTGAAGCAGATGTACCAAAGAGCGGGTACGATGTGAGCAAAATTTACTCGCCACGTGCTGACATTCACGACGAGATTGTTAAAAATTCCAGCACTGACCCATCGTTTAATCCTGTTACAGCACAGAACCCAGCGGGATACTTAACAGGAGACGGGTTAGCACCAAATGGCATGCCTGTGACCGCAGGGGTATCGTTCCCAGCAAACCCAGCGCAGGGCGATTATGCGTTGCGGTTAGATTACTTACCCAACCGCTTATTTAGATTCAGCGGTAGCAAATGGATTAAGGTTGAGGACAATGTACGCACTAACTTGACTGCTGGTGCAGCGGGTAACGAAACATTGCGTAACAGTTTTGCTAACAATCCAAGAACGCATACGTTAAGCAACGGTGACGTTATAAACGAAAGCCAGCCGTTATCTCATGCTTTGCGTCCCAAGGCTGATTATTAAGGTTTCACATGTCACTTAACACATTTACATATTCAGGGCAAATTCGTCGCTTTATCATACAATTTGTACGCATAATGAGCCGGTTTCAGGTAGAATTTGGGCAAGATCGCAACGGAAATACCGCATTGCAGCAAGTACCAGTAATCTATGGCGATTCGTCTTCT